GCATCTGTGCGAGTGCTTCCATGAAACCTGTGAGTCCTGTAACACCTGCTGCACCAGCCATGATTAGCTTTGGTGAAACAAATCCACGAGGTGGTTCTGCTTTATACTTTGCACTACGTACTGCAGGTGGAAGGAATCCATATGCTCCAACTGTCATGTTCGGGTCTGGGGCAATCTCAGTTTCCCACCATTCAATTCCTTGTGGATCTGTCATCTTCGTCAGTGAGAGATTACTCTTACTGAACATCTTTGGTATTTCCTTTTCGTAGAATCGATACACCTCGAGCTCTGCTTGAATTTGTTTTACTCGTTGGTCATCAGGACCGAATGCATCGACTGTTTCTTTCAAGTCGTTGATCCTTTGATCATAGTCAAACCTACCGTCGAGACTTCGAAGTTCAGAGACATCTTCAAACATCTCAGGATCAGTTTCGATCAACCTCTTCATCGCAGCTTCTTTCTTTGAGCCCTTCATAGATGTAATCGAGTCGAGTAGTTCATCATCAAAGTCTTCAAGAACATCGAGAAATGTTCCTTCTTGAACAGCTCTGAAACGGTTGTCATCAAGTCTTCCAACGATAACCCATCCATTGTCAGATCCTTCTTCGATCCCCTCTGCAATCGTGTTACCGATACGGAGATCATCAGGTGTTACTGGTGTATTAGTAACTTCGTTGTCACTAACACGAAGCCACTGACTTGACTCTCGGTCATGTCTCTCAATGAGACGAGCAGTCTTGCCTGTTGCAATACGATACTTCCCACCACCCGATGCAGCAATGGTCCTGACACGTTCTGCAGCTATACGTTCTGGCCAGAACTTCTCGTAAGGTGACAGTGCACCAAGTGCTTCTTCGGCTCGTGTGCGATATGAGTCAACATATTCGAGATCATCGGGATTGAACTCTGCACGAAGTCGTCCTTTCTGAAATAGATCTGACTGCCATTCGAGGTCACGATATACGAGTGTCGGTCCCTCTTTCACCTTGTCACTTCGTACATGTGCAAAGTAATTCTTCGATTCAGTAACGAAGTGTGAGCTCGTGAACGCGTAGGGTGACTCAAAGATAATCTCTTCGTAGCTACCTGGAATCACGTTGCCCTGCTTCTCACGAGGTAGATTGTATGAATTCGCATATCGATCTGATCTAACAAACTTACCTGATGCATCTATTGCTGACTGTGCAGCTTTAAAGTCAGGTCGACCTGATGAGCTCATGTCTTGTGCAATTGATGCGAAGTGTTCTTTCGTAATTGAAACGCGAGGTGAAAGTGTCAAGAGCTGTGTATTTACACGATTGATATAGTCTTTCACGTTGATGTTGCCTGCAGTGTTTGCTGTCATCTCATCAAGAACCTGTGTATGTACTGCTTTCTCGAACTTATTTATATCAGGCTGTTTGAGGAGATCATCAACGACTTGACGATTGACAACAGGCCTTGTGACAGTTGACTCAAGACGTGAAGCAGTCCGTGTTGTAACTGATGCACCTTTTGGACCAACAGGAATGAAGTTTGATGCAGTAAGCATGACACCAAGTGCAGGTCCCCACTTCTTTAGTACAGCTTCATCAGTCTCACCCGATGCGACAAGCACTTCACGTCCAACACCGAAGACATCAGGAATTGGACGATCTCCAAGTAAGAATTTCTCAAGTGGAGTTGTGGGAACATACTCTTCTTCGCCTGTCGCTGCAAGCCCGATGTTCACAGGGATCTGTGCTGTACCTTGTGCAATTGCTCCATAAAATGCAGCAGGATCATTGAGGAATCCTTGTGTCTGTGAGATCAGGTGTGCAGGTATTGCCTTAAAGAACCTCTGTAGAAAGCCGTCAGCTTCCTCAAATGCTTCGTTTACCTTTTGCTGATAGATCTCTTCTGGTGTCATCGTCTCTTGTGCACCGTACTGTTCTTTTAGTTTCTCAAGACGTTTCTGAAGTTGTCTGTTGTAGATCTCACCTTCACGGGCTTCGACTCTCTGTTCGATCTCTTCCATTCTTTTAATCTTATTTACTTCAAATGCAGAAAGTGAGATACCGAAGTACTTGAGGACCTCTTGTGTTATATCAGCTGTCTGAAGTCTACCGTTGACAAGTTTATATTCACCTGTATCATATCTTTTAAGAACTGCACCGTACGAGATGTAGTCAGTCAAGTCACGGACAATATCTGTCTGTGGAAACTGTTGCAAGATATGCTCGAGCAAGTCAGGAGTTGGCTGAATAACGTTGCCATACTGGTCTTTCTTTTGTACACCAGGTGGTGACGTGAAGGGCTGACCCGTGAACGTGTTGATACGAAATGCTTGTTCAATGAAAATCTTTGAGACTGGATTACTTGACATGAACGTCTTTGCAGCTTCCCACGAGACAGGCAATGTCCTGATCACATCTGAAAACGGAATTGCTGATTTCACGTTGATATACATTGGCTTGCCTTTCTCATCGACCATATCGGTCTTGATACGAAGGACTGACTTCTCTTTGTCTTCAGCCTGGTTCATGTTGATGAAGTCGACATAGTCTTGGATGACTGCTTGTGCAACACGAGCACGAAGTGGATGTTTTGCTGGAAGGAGGAGTGAGAACTTCGTGATGAACTTCATCCAGTTCCAGAACGGAAGGACTCGTCTCATGAAGACACGTTCATTTCGTGTGAGTTTACTATAGTCGTTCAAGAACTCATTTACATGCTTTAGACCTGCAGCATCTGCTTCTGCTTTTGGAAGTTCAAGCTTCTTGTTGAGAAAGACTCCATCACGTTTAGAGAGGAAGACTGCAGTTCGAAAGAAGTTCTCGACAACGTTGTTTAATGCAGCACCTGGTTTTCCCAGTGCCATCCACGCTTTGATGATACCTGTCGTTGTCTGTGATGCAAGTCGAAGAACTGGTACTCTATTTGCAAGTTCAAGTGCAGCAAGCCAGTTCTCGATTGGCCTATTTAAGTGTGTGAAGTTAAGATCAGTAACGAGTGTATTTGGTGAACCCTCACCTCCTGCATACTCTTTTGTTCGTACACCTTTTGGTAGATCTGCTTCCTTAAGACCTAGGATTCTGCCGATCTTCGTTCTTGCAATTGCATCTCCAGCTGCAGCAACATATGCAAGAGGAGAAGTACCTGCAGACGATGACAAGATGAAGTTACCCACAACGTTGTTATAGATCCATCTCGGCATAAGATTGAGAACACCAATACGCCATAAGTCAATGATGGGATCATATGTCGCACGAAGTATCTTCTCGACCATCCCTGGACGAAAGACATTGTCAAGTTCTTTTGCAATTGACTCAGGAACCCAGTATGACTCGACCTTTGAGGAGACAGCACGTGCTGTAGTTCCCTTTGCAGTCTTCACTGGGTAAAACCGTAGATTGCCTGCGGGTTTCCACTCTTTCAATCCTGCGAATCGTGCAAGTGATGGGTTGTCATTGAGTGCACGAATAACAACAGGATTTTGCTCTGCGAGATTGTTTGCAACGTCTTGCACGAACTCTGCACTCATCTTATCTTTGAGAACCTGAATACGATGTCTCGGAATCGCGATCTTTGGATCCCTGATGTAGTTGTTCTCAGCAAGCAGCTTTCCTGTAAATCGTCTTTGGTAACTTCCTTTTGTTCGTCTTCCAGTTGCAGCTACGAAATCTGCACGTGATAGCTTACCCTCAGCAAGATATGGATAGTACAGAGGTTCGATGCCAAGGCCTTGGAGTTCAGCACGTGTACGTCCTGTCGTAATCTCCAAAGGAATCCATTTGCGGTTTTCGACTTGTTCTGCTGTAAAGATTCCTCGATTGATAAGATCTGCTTCTGTCTCGATGTTCAGCTTACGATTTAGTTCGATTGCCTCACGAAGGTTCTTACTAACATCTTTTGCAGCTGAGACAAGACCCTGTGAGATGTCTGCATAGGTGTTGAGTTCTTCTTTCGTGAGTTTAAGCAGTGCTGCATTGAGGGGATCTTCTCGTGATAGTATTGCCTCTCGTGCCTCATAGAAACGTTCCTTGTTCGCTGCTTGTAGTTCATTGAAGAACTTTTGTTCATCAGTCGCACCAACAAGTGTCTTTGCATTTGTAACAATTGGCCTTTCGATTCGTGCAATACCTGCTTCATCGATCGCCATTGGTACAGGGTCGACTGCTTTTGATCTTTCTCCAAGCTGAGCGATACGAGGTCTGAACTGTGCCATTGGAGGAATGTCGGGAACGATCGTTGCATCATCGAGGACCCCTAGTGCAGCCTTCGCAAGGTCATCGACGTTGTTGATTCCTGTGAGATCGATCTTTGATATTGCATTACTTGCTTTCGTAAAACCATCTGCTTTGAGTCCGTCAACGATGTTGATCTTTGTTCTATTGAGCAGTGCTGATGTTCCTCCGTTCTTGGCGAAGTCAGCTGGAGGTGTCTCTCTCAAAATAGTCTTTGCAGTAACAATATGATTCTGGATCGCACCGTTGACAGCTGCTTGGCTTTTGATACCTGCAGGAGTCTGACTGAATGGAACTCTTGTTGTCGTTATTTGCTGATTGAGAAATGATCCTGCTTTTGTCTTTGCAAATGCCCCAACAAAAGGAATCACAGAGAGATATGCATTGATGCCAACAAGGCCTCTTGCTTCGTCATCACTGAATCCTGCTTGTTTATATGTCTCGACTTGTGATGAGTACGACTTGACTTCACCGATCATTGGTATGTCGAGAGAGACATCTTTCTTCCCTGTTGCAGTTTCGTATCCCTCTATACCTGCACCAACAATACCCTCTGCTGTTGCTTTTGCGATTGTGTGTATGAACTCGAGTCCACCACCAACACCAGCTTCAATTGGTTTCGTGAACCCTTCCATCGTACCCAGTTGTGCAGGTTCTTTTGAGTAGTCACGAATCTTCTGTGGGATGAAGTTGTACAATACGCTTGGAACTTCTTTGAAAACGTTTATGACTTTATCCTGGAGTGGAAGTTCATTCCAAGCATCTCGCTGTGCTTGTAGATCTTGTGAAGGTGTCGACAAATTTGAAGCTTGCATTCGTCTCTGAAGCTCCGAACTACCGGATTGTACAGTTCTTTCTGTAGTCGTAGCACTACTCTGTTGCTGTTGTAGTGCTTGCTTACGACGTTCTAGTTCTGGGATTGTTGCCATAACTATTCGCCATATCTAAGTGTCGGATTAAGAGTTGAATTCAATAAACTTGGAGAAACATCTGGGAACAGTGCATAGTACTGGCCATTTGTCATATCTCCGTTGACGACTTGCTGAGCAGCCTCTGCAACTGCTGACATTACATCTGGTGGAATATCTGATGATGTATACCTTCCATCATTACTGCTGCCTTCTGGTGAGATACCCTGTCCGAGATCTGTACTAAATGCAATCTGACCTGTGCTCTCATCGATACCAAAAACTTTCTCTCGACGAACACCACCCTCGACAACAGTCGTCTGGTATAGCTTTGTCGTACCTGAAGATCCAAGACCTCTATATGTCTGACCACCAATCTCAACCTCCTGTCCGACTGGTGTGTTCCTGAGAGCTTGCTGTATGTCTAGGTCAAGAGCAATCTCAGATCGACGATTCTGTTCGATCTGGAATCCGATACCTAGTACAGACATGATACGACTAAAACGTTGCTGCTCAAGTTGGTCTTGCCGATCAATCTCTTTGAAAATGATATCACGATAACGATCAGCAGCTTGGAAGTCAAGATTTGCAATTGCTTCTTGCTCTTGAGCTTCAAGCTGATTCATTCTTTTAATGCTTGCGTCTCGTGCTGACTGTATAAACCCAAATGCTGCAGAGCTGAATCTTGTGTCAGATGCACCACCACCAATACGTGCTAACTGCCCTTCACGTGATGCAACATCGTTGATTCCCCGTTGTGTCTCTTCTTCTTTGAGTCTGCCAAACTTACTTGAAACGATCGATCGTGCTGCATTGTATCGTGCCTCTTCTGCAGCTTTAAGTTCTTCAAGATATGATGATGAATCGTTATCTTCTTCAATATATGGATTTAGTGCATCGTATACTGCAGAGAAGTCAAATCCAGATGTGTTTGAAACAGACGTCTTGCTAGGGTTTCGTTGCGCATATGACTCACTCGGTGACAGATGTGATCCTGCAGATGTACCTGATGCTGGTGCTTTAACGAGTGCGACACCTGATGTTTTTGCTCGATTAGGTGCACTTGCAATAGCAGCGTCTGGGTTCGCAGCTTCGACTCGTTTAACAGCACCTGACGTGTCTACATATTCGTATGTTGCCATATTACATGAAGATCGTGTTCTCTATTAGAACTCCACCCATCGAACCACCACCTGCACCTCCTGCAAATCCAGCGCCAGCACCATCTCGTCCACCACCTCCACCTCCACCTGCTCCAAGACCAGCTGCAGCACTACCAGCGTTACCGACTGACCCACCAGCACCACCTGCAGCAACGACAGAGCCAGCACCGCCTCCACCTCCACCTCCGTTATCTGTCGTACCAGTACCTGCTTGAGATGTCCCACCAGCACCTCCTGATGCAGTAATTGTCCCACTTACAGCTGTCTGCGAATTGTACATGATAATAACCATTCCTGCAGCTCCTCCACCTCCAGCTCCTGCAGATGCGTTTGATCCACCAACTCCACTTGAAGCTGTACCATCTGAACCAGATGAGTTGATAGTACCCGTAAAGTTTAGTGATCCTGCACACTCGATGATCAGAGCCCCACCTCCACGACCTCCAGCACCTGGTGTCGGGCTTCCTGACGATCCATCTCCTGATGCGCCACCAGCCCCTGGTGTCAGCATGATCGATCTTCGATATCTTACTCGATCTGCAGATGTCGAGTAAAAAATAGATGATGTAAATGCCCCACCTGCAGCACCCCCTGTAACGGTCGAAGCTGCACCACCCTGTGGAGTTGATGTCGTAAAGAGGAGACCGTAAGGACTAGTTCCCTCTTGTGATGACTGCCCTGCAGTTCTTACACTTCCAGCAGCACCCATTCCTCTTAGATCTATTGCTGCAGTTGCTGATGATGTAATTGTTACGTCTCCAGTTGCTTTCAAGATTACGATTGTTCCATCAGTTGCAGGATTCGAGAAATCAAGTTCTCCTGTACCAGTGATCGATATCGATGTGTAGTTCTTTATGAAAACGTTTGCGTTCCCAGCATCGAGGGTTGTTGTACCTGATGTTATCGAAAGTGCACCATCTGCACCAGTACCACCGAACTTCCCAGCATCAGCAAGTGCTGCTGTAACGCCCTCCTCTGTCTGGAACTTGTTAGATCCCGATGGAGTACCAAGATCACCTCCGCCAGCCATTGCTGCTTTCTGGCTTGCTGTTACTGCATAGTAGAAATATGGATCGAAGTACAACGTCGTCGTGTTTCGTGCAAAGCCAATAACTCGCTCTGTCGTACCTGTCGATGCTGAAAGGCCACCAGCTGTGTTGCTTGCATAGTACAGTGCACCTGCTGTGAGTCCTGACTGATTCTCATCAAGGCCAAAAATAAGAACACCGCCTGTGATTGCATTACCGTTCGTTCCCGAGCCTTGTGCAATACCGAGCATTACGTTTTGAACAGATGCAGCAGTGTCTGCATCACATAGTTTCCATTCATTATCGGTATCATCAAAGTAGACGAGATTACCTGCAGCAACTGTTTCTCCAGCATTACCAGCAACAATGTTTGCATCGTGTGTTAGAGAACCAATCGCAACACCATCGACATATCCCTTTGTTGCAAGATGATCTGAGTTTGTTGGAGTAGGACCAGACCAAGCACCTGTAATTGTCTCGTCGTCAGAGAGAGCTCCGTACCTCTGGAACCAATGATGGTTGTTCGAAATGATAACTGTCTCACCAGACCCGTGTGCTTTCTTGTTTGCAGTGACTGCTGATGTTGACGTACCATAAAAAGGGAGACCTCTTACAACACCAGTTAGTTGTGTAGAAGTAATACCCGTGAACGAACAGATCTCCATCGTTGATCCTCCTGGGTTGATTACGACAAATCCGATGTCTCCGATATCAGACATCGTAAGAGCATGACTATCAGTCGTCGTAACACTCGAAAGGTCGATCGTTGTCTCAGACCCACCACTTGCAAGACCACCCGCAAGTGTTGTTCGAAAGTTCGTTACTGGATTTGTTGCCATATGTAGATATTATTCGAAAATGCTGTGACCTACAGTTTTAAGTGTGCAGGTGGCTCACCTTGAATAATAGGATTCACAGCCAAGTTCGTGATCTTCCATCGTGCACCAACGACTTCAGACGTTATCTGAATATCTGCGTTATAGAATGAGCTCGTGTTTGGCATCGTCAAGTATACTCTGAACTTACCGAGATCGTTGACGTCTTCGATCGTCCCACTGAATGGTTCATCACCAAGTTCATTGATACCCAACATGTTTACAGGTGTCTGGACAACATACGATCCTGTTCCCATAATGTTCTTCGTCACTGACGTACGTGAGCCCTCTTCATCGTACCTGATCATGACTTCGAGGTTCGTGTCAGGTGAGATAAGACCCTCGATGTAGACTAGATCTGCTTCTTTCTGCTTAGATGCTTTTCCGAAGTTAAATCGTTTGCTCCTCCAAACAGATGTAACTGCAGTCTCAGTATCTTCACGATAGTAGTCAACGTATCCGTCAAATGCTCTATATGTGTTTGGATCTGTTGCTGATCCAAAATACAGGTTCCTCTCGTAGATAAACCAACATGAGACGTTCCACCCTGTATATACAACGATACCTCCAGTGCGAAGATCATAGACAATTACAATGTCGTTCGTGACAGATTCATCGCTTCTCTTACATGCGACGAAGATTTTCTTATCAAAGAAGATTGAAGCTGCATTCTCGAAGTTGTAGTTCTTAACTGTCGGACGGATGATGTCAGTAAGATCAACCATCTTGAGTGATGATGAATCTGCCTGGAGGACTTGTGTGAGTGACCGAAGTCCTCCGTTACGTGATACATAGAAGACATCGTTATCCCCACCTGTTGTCCCATAGTGGTTGATAGCACCCAGTCCGGGTGCAGTGATCACTGCTTTCGTGATCGGTACTTCAGCATCACCTCCTGCGCCTCCTGCATCTGTTGAGATGTCAAGAGTGAATAGTCGAATCGTATCTTCTTTAAAGATGATCCACCATTTGTCGTGCTCATGAATCGATGTAATTGCACCACCACCTTCTGGAAAGTCCTCAATTGTTGGATCTCCGACAACACGAGGTGATGACTCTGTAAAGTCTTCAGGATTGTTCGCAGATGACATCGTCATCGTCGGTTCTTTTGTTGGTGTGCCTGCAACTGTAAGTCTCCAGTCTTTCACGAAGAGTATATTGCCCTTCTCGACACTTGATGCACTTGCCGGGATCTGTGCAACACCTTTACCAGATGCATGTGCAGTTGCAATTGATCCACATCCTGTAAACGTTGTTGATGTTTTACCTGTATATGTAATCGTATCACCTTCAATGATGATCGATCCCGAGTTGTCAAATCCTGTTGTCGACGTAACATTGATTATTGTATCAATCGTTGCGACATCAGCAGTGAGAACTGTCGTTGCTGTATTCCACTTCTGATTCGTATCAACACCATTGCCGATGTAGATCCTATCGTATGTACTTGTTACATAGTTTGCAAAACCGTATTTGAGGTTATCAGTAAGTCCCGTTGCCAATGTGTTCCACGACTCATCACTAGACTCATACCATTCAAGAACAGTATCACGAACACGTAGTGGGATCTGTGTACCATCACGTCTTATCGCAACGGCTGCACCAAGGATCTCTCCGTTTCCTGAAGTGTTGTTGCCAAAGAGAGTTCGTCCCTTACGTGGACCAATTGCACCTGCAGAACTAAGATCGATGTTTTGTGCATATACACATTCATCGTCTTTAATCTTATCTGCTTCGTCAACAGTATTCATCCCACCCCCGAAGCTATTGAATTCTTGTGGTTCGTATGCTATGTTCATGAGTTCCAACGCACTGCAGGCCGGAACGTACGATTTGCAGTTGCAACGTTAGTCCCGAACTCACGTGCCATATCTTTAAGTCCCTTCTCAAATCGTCTTTCGTACATCATCGCTTCGTCATCCTTGCCCATCTGACTCATCAGGTTTGCGACGTAACCATCTACGACAACATTGCGATATCGATCAGGTATCAGGAGAACATCAGATGTCGCTGTTGCTTCTGGGATCCAGACACCTGAACTATTTCGTACAACATATGAAGAGTAGTACAAAAGCTCGAATCGTTTTGGAAGTTTGAACTGCAAGTTATTGATACGAAAACCTGTATCATCAACTTGTGTTGCACTATAACTTGTTCTAAAAAGGAGATAGTCAATTGCAGATGCAGAAGGTGTACCCGATGACGTTGCGCCATTCCAATCGAACTTCAAGTGATTCCACCCTTGAACAAGTGTGCCATTGTCTGCAGCTGTTGTAACAGATCGAGTATAATATGCAGAATCAGATGATCCCCATCGGAGTGTTGCACCAGTGATCTGATCTATTGCAGGGATGTACCAATCAAGGAATGCTGCACCATAGTCAACGTAATCTGAGAGATCGACTGAACTCGATGTTGTCACGTATATGTCAGCTTGGTTATTTACTGACTGACTTACATCGATGTCGTACATAACAGAACCACCACCTTCAATATACTCAGTTGTGTCTGTCGAGACGTTCGTTGCATCTGATGTTGATGTATCTGCAGTCCAGGTTCCATCTGCATCGTGGTCTGACGTATTTCCAACAGTTGTCATCGACGGACCATCTGCATAGTTGATTCTCAGAATTGGATCTCCAAGACGATACTCAACTGCAAACGTATTCATGTTATTGCCATCAAGTGCAAATGCATTAGGATCAAGGTGTGTGAACCGTGTTGTATGCTCCCCATCAACCCTCAGATCTTTCACATCTTTGAAATCAGCAATTGAAAGAACATCTGGAACGTTGTAGTCAACTTCATCTTGGTAGTAATTAAATAGTTGACGTCGTGTTGTGAAGTCCCAATGTCTGTGAGAGTGTATGCGTTGCAGCGTATCATTTACTGCACGAAGCTTCTTATTAGGGTCAATCGCTCCTGAAGTCGAGTCTCTTCGACGATCATCTCCTATTGTTTGGATTGTTAGTACGTCGATGCTCATAGATTACTTGCGTCTTGATTCTCTAATAAAGTCTCTTAGTTCTGTCTGAAATGTTTCTTCGACGATCATATGTCGACTTAGCATATCATTCGACTTTTTCTGATCATCACGGATCTCTTCAAGGATTTTTGTCGTGTCATGATTATAGTGCTGCTGGAGCTGTGTCATCTGAGATGAAAGGGATTTGTATCCATTTCCATTTGAGTCTTTCCCAAACTTGAGACGACCCTGCCTCCAGTCTTGCCACACGATGTACGTAAGAAGTCCAATGAATCCTCCGAGATTGATAAAAGGTGTGAGATCCATAAGTGTGTTATGATGTTCCGTCAAATGTTTTAACACTTGCGATTGCAGTTCCGTCAATCGATTTAACACTTGCCTTTGCAGTACCAACGAACGACTTCAAGTTTGCTGGACCCGATACAGCTTCTGGTACACCAACCTGAATACCAAGACCAGTTGATGTGCCTGTAGACCAAGTAACAGAAGAGTCACCAGTTGCTGTTGATTCAGGGCGTAACCCACTTGCATTAGTACATGAGACATCTGTAGCAGTCGTTGTGGTTGTGTCAAGACGTTCAGTAAATGTCGGTGCACTTGTCGTAATCGTATGACCACTTGCTGTTGATGCAACGTCTTTACGACTCATGTGCAAAATGATGAGACTGTTTGCACTTGGTGTTATCGTATTTGCATATGTGCTTACCCCACTAGCACCAGCATAGAGAATACTTGAAGGTGTAGCAGTCGCACCAGAAAGACGATACATGATGCCACATTGACTTGCAGTTACGTTTACTGTGAACGAGAAGTTCGATGCAGCAGTGTCATCAGAGTCTGCAACCTTTGCGTATACCTTTGTTCCGACACCGTCGACAGTCCCAGATCCGACAGTCGTCCACCCAGCTTTATCACTCCAAGAAACTGTTGGTGAACCTTCTTTCGCTGTGCAAAAAGCAACCATCAAGTTACCAACTGCAAGACCTGTTGGCTTTGTAATAGTAAGCGTACCAGAACCACCTGCGTTCCAGTTTACTGTTGCTACGCTTTCTACGACGATTGCCATATGTTATACAACTAGGTGATAGCTGTTTGAAGGATTGAAGTGGATCACATCTGCAGTAACTGCATATCCAACGATACGAACGACATCATCAGTACCACTTGGTTTTGTTGCAGTAAGTTGTCCTGCAGTTGCAGTATCCACATAGAGTTCACTACCAGGTGTCCAATTCCACGTATCATCTCTGACAAATGCGTTTGGACCTGGGAGTGCAACACTTAGTGGGTTACCATCAGTACCTGCTGCTAGTGCAATTGCAAGCATTACAGGTCCAGCAGTTGCTTCAGCATCTGCATCTGTTAGTGCCCACTCACCGTCTGATGCCATATAGACAAGATCCATTGCTGCGATTGTTGCACCTGCATTAAATGTCGCAGTTGTGAATCCTGACGTCGTATGATCTGTGCCAGGAGTACCATCGACAATGATTGGTGTATATGTTGCAGCTGCTCCTGCTGGAGTTACAGCACGAGCAGTATCTGTTCCTGTAAGAACCTCAGCTGACGTTGCCAACTCAAGTTTACCTGCTGCATCTGTTGTACCTGCATCGACGATAGCAGTTGCGTTACCTGATGCAAGTGTTCCAACTGTTGTCAGGTTCGCACACGTCGTGATCGATGCTTGAGTTGCCCCTGTGACAGTAGCTGCTGTACCTGAGACGTTTCCAGTTACATCACCAGTGAGTGGTCCTGAGAAACCTGTTGCACCAAGAACTCCTGTGTTCGAATTGAATGTCAGCCCTGTGTTTGTTTTAGGTCCAAGATCACCAGTTGCTGCAGTTACGAACAAAGGGAAGCATGTCGTATCTGTTGCTTCGTTCGCAACTGTAATTGCAGTCGGTGTACCTGCAACACTATCTGCGTAATCTTTAACTGCAGCAGACGTCGGTATCGTCGTGTCGTTATCATTTGCAGCAATTGTTTCTGCAGCAGTAACTAACGTCGCACCTTCAATCTCTCCAATGCTTACTGTCGTACCTACGCCAATAGTTTGTCGTGCCATAAGCTAATCTTTGAATGCGAGGACTCTCACAGTGACTTCCCCTTCAGTACGTGCAGTGACGTTAGCGTTGATCCAATTCAGACCATTGACATTCATTTCGACTAGTCGATAGTCGTCTGCTCCAGCAACTGCAATCCCTGTATCACCGTTGATACCAGATCCGTCTTGAAGGTCGACGACTTGGATATAGTCCCAGTGGTTTGTGACTGAAGCTGCTGAACCAAATGCTGGTTTTGCTTCCTGAATTGATCCCTGAAACTTGACGGTGAGGGCCGCATCGCCTCCTCCGTCTGTAGCAAATGAGAGAACGACGTGTCTGTATTTTGCAACATTAAACGCAGTTCCTGCTCCAGTTGTTGCTGCTGCACTGAGAATTGTTGCGTTCTCATAATCTCGTTGTGAGATCGCCATAGTTTATTTCTTGCTGCGTGTTCGCTTTGGTTTGTCCTCTACCTCTGTTTCCTCGGGTGCAGGTTCCTCTGCGGTCACTGCAGGAAGTTCCTCATTACTTGTAACTTCTTCGACCGGAGCATCCTCCGTAACTGGAGCATCCTCCACTTCTATTGTATCTGCAGGTTCAGTGACCTTCTCTTCGAGACTTAGAGACACATCGAGGAAACCATATACAATGCCAAGTTCTTTTGCATGACGATTAAGAACACCTTCAAGTGTCTCGCCAGCTTTAATTGTATAGAACTTGCCCTCGATGTTTCTCTCTACAATATCGACGTTTGAGTTGTTTGTTATTGATGCCATATGTTGTGCTTACTACCTGGCTCATAGGTGTGTCCCATGAGCCAGGCAATAAGCCTGGAGTTATTGTTAAGATTAGTCGTCTGCTGATGCAGTACCAATGAGACCACCTGTTCCTGCAACATCTTCGTTGTAGTAGTTCTCGAAGAGGAAGCAAGTATCTGCAACGATCGATGCTGCCTTTGTCGCAAGGTTACATACAATATCGTTTCGACGAATGATACCAGTTGTACCAGTCAAAAGTTCAATTCCTGGTTCTGTACCGATGTTACCACCAATACCTTGAACGAGAAGGTTATCCTCGATCAAGATGTTCGTTGAGAGCGTAGTATCTCCAACGATACATGCAGTTGAGTAGTCACCAAAGACAATGTTGTTTCTGATGACAGTCTCTGCAGTGTCTGCGTCCATATGAATTGCAGCAACTGCACCACCAAGACCCATATTGAAGTAGTTACGATCAATGAGAGTTCCTGTGTTGTCGTTCACCATATGAATCGATGCGTTGAACTCATCGGTCCCTGTTGCAACAACATCAAAGACACAGTTGCGAACAGTTGTATAGTCAACACCATCTTCAATCTCGATACCAATTGCAACTGCAGTTACATCTGCTGAGAAACGAAGACCATCGATTGTGCAGTTATCTGCAGCAACTGAGATCTCAGCATTTGCATGATTGAAGTGAATGCGTGGCATGAGGCTACCTTTGCCAAGACCAATGATCGTAATGCCAGCAACATCGAGAGTGATGTCTGTACCTGTAATAGTCTCAGAGTGTCCTGGTGCAACAACAATGACATCACCGTTGCTTGCAGTACAGCGACCAATCGCATAGTCTATTGTCGCGAAAGGTGAACTCGGACTTGTGCCGTTGTTACCATCTGATCCAATACCACTGTCGACGAAGAACGTGTTTCCTGTCGTGAATGTCGGAGAAGCCCCTAGAAAGAGATTCGCCTTTACGACATCGAAGTTTGTAATACCCATGAATAAGTGTGTTATGAGATGCTCTATATTCCCTTTCGGTTTCCTCTAGCTCCACACTAGAACTAGGTCTAAAACATCTCTTGATAATGTTCGGGCTTTTTATGGACCCGCCGTTGGAGAGAGTCGAACCTCTCCAAATGCGGAACCGTAAACGGTTAAGAGCTGTAGGCTGCTCCGGTGCCTTGTGAACCCCAGACTCCACGATAGTCAGACCATCCGTATGAGAAACGCATGCGACCCTTCATCTTCATGATGTCGGTATCGAAATCGTACTCATCCATAGTGCTGAACTCCTCGCGCTTGAAGATGTTAAGGCGGTGACTGCCTGGAACGATAAGGAACCAAGCAGAGTCAGAACCACCAGCTGTAGCACCAATCCAGCGCGTAGAAAGAACGTCAACCCTACCTTCGTAGTAGTTAAGATCGTTGTTTCCAGTACCAGACTTAAGTGCTGAGCCAGTAATTTCGACTGCCTCTTTCTCAAGTGCGAGAGGAACAAGAAGAAGGACTTTGCCATCTGCCATCGAGATCAGTTCTCCACGATCATCACGCTGTTCGCGAAGTGCAACAAGTGCTGTCTCAAGGTTTGGCTCACTAAGTGGGATAGATGTTGAAGATGCATTCGAGAATGCAGTTCCACCATCAGCACGTGTGTGAGCTGTTGAGAACAACGGTTTGTTGTCGCCGTAACTTGTGTATGCAGTGTTGAAACCATTGCGGAATACTGAGAATGCCTCAGAGTCAATAGTTCGTCCTGCTGCAGTACCAAGCTTGCCGGACATATCTTTGAACAAACGATAGAGATCATCATCGAACATCTCTTTGGTGACTTTGAAACCTCGCTTCCAGGTGCGGTGCGTGTAACGAGTCTTAAATCCGAATAGCGGATCATCGTACTGCGTTGGACCACCTTCCTGTGCTTCCACGAGTTTACCAAGCCCAGTTGACGTTACGTCCTCTTCGTAAGCACGGTCTGAAGTCATGACATTGAAGATCGTCGGATACGTGGTCTTAACCTGTTCGTATGCATCGTTGATCCAGTCATGAAGACCAGGTGCAAGGGCTTCTGCCCATTGTGATCGATTAGCCATAGATTAGTTATCCACCCATCTCCTGCTTCTCCATAATCATGTACAAGCCGTGTGTGGTTGGTACGTTCTCGAATTGGTAGCTTCCACCAACACCAAGGATGACAAGCTGTGCAATCGTTGTGAAAGCATTACCTCCGTTGTTCTCGTCAACTTGTGATTGACCAGCAACATCAGTAAAGTTTCCTTTAAGATTGGAGCCTGTCGTGGTGCCAATAGCGGCATCTGGTTCGTTTGATAGAACCATACCATGATCGATACGTACGCGAACCATAACCTTCTTGTCGGTCTGGTTGTCTGCAGAGGCAGTATATGCTTGAGTGCCATGAGCACCAGCAACATACGTACCGTCATAGTCAGTACCAGATGTCAGCTTATCAAGGGGAATACCCTTGTTATTTTGCAGACCTCCTACGAAACCAACTGCTACACCATAGATTCTTTCGCCTGCATCTGCACCATCGGCAAAGCCGGATACGATGTTGACGAGATGACCCGTGGTGATAGCCTGTGAGTTCGCAATGATTACGTCGTCGTAGACTTCAGGGAGTCCATAGAAGTTCTTTAGTGGTGTGAAATACGCCATAAATTATTCTTTGAACTTTTTCTTAGCTGCTAAATATCGTTCTTCTGTCATTGAGGGATCGGCCTTACGTAGTTTCTCAAATGCTTTCTTTTCGTCAGCAGTGAGCTCGACTTTCGTCTTATCCTCTCCTCCAGATGAACTAGTGCCTCCAATATCCGCATCGTCTGCTTGCTTCAACTTCTTTGCAGTTATTGCAGCAGCTTTCTTTGCGGCTTCAGTAGTGAGAGAATCTCTGTTTAGGACAACGTGTGCATCTTCGAGATCTTCTTTAACGTCTTCCCAGATCATAGCACTTCTTCGTGAAACGAACATCTCTTCGAGTTGCTGCCACTTAGAAGGATCTTGATATTCTGGGTGTTCGTTGAGAAAGACTCTGAATGCTCGTTTTCTTGCAGCTTCTGCAAGACCTGTTGAGTCACCTGATGTTCCTTTCTTGCCGTCAGAGCTAGAATCGCCTGCATCAGTTTGTCCGCTATCAGAAGGAAGAGTTCGACGTTCGGCACGAGCGTCTGAAATACTCTTCAGGAGTCGTTGCTCTTCTTTTAGAAGTGCCTCGATCCTCTTACGCTTAGCGGTCTCCTCATCTTCTACCCCGGTCGAGTCATCTCCTGACTGAGAGTCATCTGCCGTTGTGTCATTTCCGGTGGACGATTCCGTGGCTGACTCATCACCTGTAACGCCTTTGTCTTTCTCCATAATGAAGCCCCTTGTTTACCCCGTTGGGGATCCTGGGACATATGGTTAAGACTAACTGGGCCTCATTATGTTTGAGAGCCCATCCGTAGCGCCTATGCATCAGCGCCAGGGACGGACACTCAATATGTTCGAACCTTCTTCTTTTTACCTTTCTTCTTCTTTCCCCACGTTTTCTTAGGCATGAAGTTTTCTTTCGTCTTCAGAAGCTTGTAAAAGTTTTTCTAGAGACTCCTTCTTTGCGTGGAGTTCTAGGAGAGCTGTTCTCTTCTCATCGAGCTTATCAGGTCTTGAGTTCTCGATGATGTGTCTATTATACCCCCCGATCAGTAGATTAAAATACTTCTTTATGACCGGAGACCTTGCAATTTCTAACAAAGCTTCACTCTTGATCTCGTCTTCAGTAAGACTTTGATCAGTCTTCATTCTCTTCTTTTTCTTTGGCTTCTCTACATCAAATACCATTCCTACATTACTCATAGTTGTCCAGAAGTTAGTGCAGTCTGATCAATACCACCTGCTCCAAGGCCAGGTGCAGGGCCCATCTGACGATCTGTTGTAAGTTGCTGACCTGGACGACCACCACCAGTCATTTGCTCAACAAGTGATGATGTCCTGCCACCTTCTCCACCTGCTCCGATCTGTGCGATCTGATCTGCACGATAGATAGCCATCTCCTGCTCGGATGGACTCTGGATCATGTATTCGTCTGCGTTCTTTTCATAGACATCGATGAGATCTTTGAGTGCTTTATCACGCTTGACGAGATCTGGGAACATCTTAACGACACGATCGATGAACTCAAGTTCCATCGCTTTCTTAAGTTCTTTGTTCTCACGAACAGATGAGTTAGCACGAATACGAACGCCAACCTCGAAGTCTTCTAGGAACTCAGGTGTAATTGTTACCTCTTCGAGCGACTGATTCAAACGTTTGACTGAGATCTGGTCGAACGCTTTACCATAACGATCTTCAAATCGTTTCTTCATTTCATCTGTCATTTGTGGCGTTGATGGCAGATCAGTCTTTGTCGGTACAAACTTTATGATGATCGATCCCGTACGAGGATACGTAATCATAGGTACGTTATCAACTCGAATCTTTCGATAGACAGGCTTTCCATCTTTCTCATCGATTGGAAGTGGATAGAACTGAAGGAGGTTAGACGAACGAAGTCTTGCTTTACGCTCGGCTCCCCATTCCATAAACCTCTGGAACATACTCATTAGTGTCATTGCACCTTCTTGTGCAGTGCTAATTGCAGTTGCTGAGATTCCTGATTTTGTCGGAGCACGACCTCCTGCAACAGAGTCTGATGATGCTTCCTCAACGGCACGTCTTGCGATCTCAAGCATCTGGAACTGTGCACCATCAGGTGACGAGATATCAAGTTCTTTCCACTCACTTACGTCTGCAACTGGAATCTTACGTCCAGGACGCATAAGCTCGTCTTCAATATTCTCAACAGCAGAGGTGAGTACTGGCTTGTGTATAGAAAGGAATGTCTGATCGAGGAGCATTCGGTATAGAGCATCAACAACGTCCTGGTTGCTTCGAAGCTTATCAGGAAGTGGTTTACCATAGAAGAACTTCTCATCAAATGGTTCGTAGATCGTAGACCAGAAAGGAAAGCCCAGTCCTTTCTTCTTGTGATTCCAAACTAGAGGTGAATCTATTGGTGTAAGGAGAATGCCGTTTGCGATGATATGAAACTCGTCATTGATCTTATTGAAATAGCGAATGACTTCAACTTCTTCATCACCTAAGCCCTGAGTGATCACGTCACTATAAAATGTATCGCTTTGCAGTTCACCTCCTGCTCTAACATGTTTTGCATTAGGGTACTTCTTAAATTCGTTCTTGAACGTTGAAAGCTTTTGAACACTACGCCATACGACATCTGGCATCTTTTGTATATCACGTTGACGTAGATCACCTGGATAAAAGTCTTCAAGAGGAATAATCTCAGAGAACACGTGAGGAGTGAGTCTATGTTCCTTTGTCGTATATGTAACAGCTCCAGTCTCTGGATCATATGTGTCGATCTCTTTGATGTTGATCCTAGGTGCACGAAAGCCCTCATACCCAACGACAGTGCCTTTAACGACAGCAGATAGCATCTCGTAAAAGGTTTGCATCTCTTCGTTGTCTGTATTGTACGAGTGCTCGTGAAATGCCTTGATGATCTTTGCACGAACCTTATCGTCATCATCTTCTTTGAAGAACTCAGTCTCCAAACGCTTTGCAGCAAGTGTAGCAATAATGAAGATCACCTTATTGCGTGTCATTGGATCAACTGTCTTTGCACCCCAGTCGTCGGGACCTGTTCTTCCGTCAATCCAGGAGTTGAATCGTTTTGTTGCATCGTCGATCATGTCGGTGAGACTACGACCGTTGAAGTAGTTGAAGTTGTTGTCTCGCATTGCACTCATCTCACTGTATCTCTCCATCACACGTGCGACAATTGCCCTCTCATCATCTGAGGGGTTATATGTGTTCTTCTCGAAGACCTCAGCCTTGTCTGGATCTTTTTGAGCAGCCTTCCTCTTACGGGCCATACTAGTACATTATGGTCCTTCCCTGTGACCCAGCGTTAGTTTGATACCTGACCGAGTCTATTGCCCGACGAAGACGATAGTCTCTTTCGTTCACGGCATAGTACTCAAATGCAGTTCGAAGGTGAGAAGTCCAATCGTGAATTGGTTTGTCGGGTATCGTTGTAGATTGTGATGTCATACGACGTTCAGGATATCTTGCGTTCAACATACACTCTCTGAGATACTGTGTTCGGGGATTATCATTTGCCTCTAGATCACGCATTACGAGCTTCGACTTTGTCTTGCGTATCTCGAACGAGTTCGCATCAGGTTTGGTATTTACATGTATGCCAAAGACGCGTAATTGGTCGATAACGCTCTTATTGTTTGAAGCTTGGTGTCTTTGCTTGCCTGACGGATCTCCGAAGTGTATTGCCGGTTTGTAGAGTCGATGTGCCTCGATGATCTCCCGTTCTTCATCGGTATATCCGTATGGCTGCCCTGATGGTATCTCCCCTGTAATGAAAGGCACATAGAAGTCGATGAGCTTACCGTGATTCCAATAGCAGTCAATGATTCGCCTTCGTCCTGTAACAGGATCTCGTTGCCACCATATGATTGCTGTGTCGTCAGACAACCCATAGTCCCACGAAACATACAAAGGCCAGTTCTCTTCGTATGGGAAGTTATCGTAGGGTACGTATTCGTACTCTTCATATACTCGACCACGGTTAGATTTATCGTACTGAATATCGATTTCCTGAGCGACTTCCTCTGGCAGACGACGTTTACGTTCTACATCGTACCAGGCCTGGTCTTTCTCTGGGTGCAAATCCCATTTAACTGTACGAACAAGAATACGTCCTGAGAAACGTAGGAACTTAAAGAAGTTAGCACCATTAGGTGTAGATACAGCAAATCGTACTTTTGTAGCATCACCTGCTGATGTCCACGCTCTGTCTGCCCAGTCCCAGAATGCAAACTCATCGAAGAAGATAAGGCTGTATCGTCCTCCTCGTGAGAAGTCTGGGTTGGCTGATTCACCAAGTACTGAGTTACCATTCTCTGAGTTGATCAGCTTGAGAGCAAGACGATGATTTTTCAGATTGAAGTCTTTTGGTATCATCCACTCTGGCATGTATTTCAACATGTAGTCGAACTTACCAAAGATAGAGTCGACCTGCCTGTTATCCACAAGATCTTCTTTGCGTGAACCAATAAGGGCAGTGAAGTCTTTCTCAAACAACCACTTATGGAAGATCCAAGCAGCGTAGTACCACGTAACACCCATATCTCGAGACTTCTCTGTCAGCAGATCTTTCCCCTGTATGTATGCTTCCTCGGCTGCTTTTAACTCCTCCTCTTGGAATTCGTAAAGTATGAAAGGCCTATGTCTTTGTGTACTTCGAGGATCGTACGTCCATAGGAAGTGATCAATAAAAAAGATCACGTCACGCTTGCACTTCTCAAGTATGATAGGAATCGAACTAGGATCCTGCTCCGCCAGTTGAAGCAGCTCGGCTCTTTTCCTCAAGATATCTTTCAAGTTCTTCATCGGATAGTGCACTTACGTTTACGTGTATATGTGCTGTGTTAGAGGTCGACTCTCCTCTTGCCAACCTTGCTTTGTCATACATGCTTGCTGCAGCCTGTGACAACTGCAAGTACGACATCTGATCTGCTTTCTGAGGAGTCATCTTACGAAGAGCAAGTTTTGCCTTCCTTTCGAATATATCCCCCAGATCTTTCTTCACTGAGGGCTTCTTTAACATCTGTTGTGCGTATGAAGCAGGAGACGTACCTGTATATCCTGCAATCTTTACCGCATCGACAGGAAGTATACCTTCAGACACCTTACGAACAAAAAGATCTCTGTCGAATGTGTCAGAGGGTTTCGGTTTCTTAGGTACTGAGAGTGGCCCAAATGTTTTCATTTTAATTTGTCGAGAGTACGATAGATGGCGCGAAGAGCATTGTTTCTGTCATAGTTCGGATAGAGGTGTCGACAGTATAGATGCCCATTGAACTCAAAGAAGGCATAGTGCTCATCACCATCATGTACGAACCTGATCTCAACGTCCTTGTAGAACTCTCTTGAGTAGGGCGTTAGAGATAACAGTGCTTCATCTGTCATCACTAAGATTATATACGATGAGCGAAGGAGGGGTCATCTGAGTGTCGATGGGTATCAGAACGAGTGGTTCAAAATGGTATGACTTGTAAAAATATGGAGAGTAATTGTAGGGGTCTAGTCTAAATATAGGCCCGACGGTTTGAAGCCCAGTCTCTCTACGAACGTCATCTTGACGAACTCTCTCACTTGCCTACTTGCCCATATGCCTTCTCTCTTTGCCCCTTATTTTCAACGCCCTTTATTTTAAGTATGCCCTACTAACCTTTACAAATGATTGCAAGTGTGATAATATATGGGTGTAAGAGATACTCAGAGAGGAAGAGACATACATATTCTCACCCCCTATATCCTTACAAGTCAGGTCGTAAAGCTCTTTACAAGATAATAGGTATAGAAGCTATGGACCCTAAGAAACTGCGACGCATTCGAAAGATAGCACGTAGGGCCGAAAAGGCAAAGGATCCTGCAGCTAAAGAAGAACTATCTCTTGAGCTAACACAGTTGGCCAAAGGAATGGACCCGGAGCTCAAAGAGAAGTACGCTGCAAGATACGGTCTAGATCTCTAGGTTCGTCAAGGAAGGGCTCCCGCCAGGGCCCTTTCTTTATACCTAACGAAAGAAAATCACTATGAATCAAGAGATACTCATTGTTAGGGCAGGGCAAGGGCAATGGATTGCATCAGGGGCAGGGCATACTGTTAGGGCAACGACGCCCTGGATCGCCCTAGATCTGCTTGAAGAGAGGGCAAAGTTCTTCGACGAAGGGCAGAACTCTCGCAAACGTCTAGTCGAATCTCAGTCCGACACAGATACAGGAGATACAGTTGCCCCTGTAGAAGGGCAGGAAGAGATCAGTAAGGGCGATGAGAATGCCCTAGTTGCCCTTCCTATAGCCTTTGAAGAGTCAGAATCAGTAGTCAGTATCAGTAGAATCTAGCTCCTTGATAGTAACAGAGGCCTCTATCAGTTAGAGGTCTTTGTATTGCTTATACCCATTGTAGAGACCTACATTCTCAATCTGGGGCGAAAAATGCAGGTATATATTAGCCGTTTCGGGATTATTAAGTTAGATCAAAATACATATGAAAAGAGATATCATCGACATCTTTGAGGGCCAGCTATTTGAAGGAATGGGCTACAAAACGAAGTTCTTCTTCATTATAGCTATTGCCCTATCTATGATCACTATAGATATCATCCTTGTATTGCTCTTCTGGGAGCTTATATCTGGGATCTATGGTGCTATAGTGAGCTAGATTCCCTATTCTCTAGGGGAAAATTACTTCAGGGGTGTTTCAAGGTGCTATGGAAAGCCTACTGTCCTTTGTACATATATGATTATACTACATCATTTGCATACTGAGAAATAAGGTCAATCAGGTGCAGGATATTCTCCCTATTTACAACAGTGATCAAGTATGATATACTTTACTCATTAAACATAAGAAACTGCGATATGGAAATTCGAAACACAAAGGAGTACAAGGAAATGACACCATACCTTGCATCCGGATACGTTGAAGGATTCGAAGAAACAAACAGTGAGATACAGGTTCTTGCAGCGTGGCAGTACCTTGTTGACACTGGACTTGCTTGGAAACTTCAAGGCTGGTATGGTCGTATGGCATCATCACTGCTCGAAGAAGGTTTCATCACTGCAACCTCAAACTAACGATGCCTCTCAAGCCCTTAGATCAAGCAATCAAGGAAGGCATACGCCGAAATGAAATAGCGAAGATTCAGGCTTACTGCCTCTACATCGCTATTTTTGTTGCTATAGTAACTGCATTCGCTCTCTTTTAAGAACTAACTACTGTACCTTATGTGTCAACACTGCTTAGATATACGCTCAGGAAAGATCAAGCTAGATCTCAAACAAGAGGCAGAACGAGTCTATGAAGGCCTTGTTCGTAAGCACTACCAGAGTCCTATTGGCCTTCGCCAGCAGCTTGAGGATTGCCCTCTTATCATTATTGAGACTGAAAACGGTAGAGGTGCTGTTGTTGTGCAATCAAACGGGGGCGAACAAACAAACGACGATCATCTAAGAATGGCAATGGCCGAGTCAGCAATCGAAGTTCAGGAACGATGTGCAAATAGCGGTATTGGCTCCCTTCTCTATATCACGATCATTGGTAAGTTCACCTCAAAAGGGCAGGAATACATAGCTGTAGAAGCATCGAACTGGAAGGGTGAGTTCGCTGGTAACATCTACAAAGTCAATGATGACTACTCACTTTCTCCTGCTGTATCTACTCCCGATCTTCAAAAGGATCGGAGGGTTGATATAGCTGGTCAGTCCTTTTGGAGTACGTTTGTAAAAGCAGAGTTGGAGTCCTAACTGGGCTTCTCACTGCTACATATGAGGTCGTAGGGTTCTCTCAATCTCCCTACAACAAGATTCTTCGCAGTTTCTTCACCTCGTATGTAGCAATGAGGAGCTCAGCTTCTCTATTTATCAACTAATACCAAGAAACTGTGAGTGCAATAGAAGAATTCAACGGACATAAGTATAAGGTTGCAGGAACCATACACGAGGCTCAAGCACTATTTCCACGAGGAACACGTGTTATGACAATGAGGCCTCCAGACAACAATGAAAGCTTTGTCGGTGTATGGGGTACAGTTCACGATCATGATGGTGAAGTGGAGACACTCCAGATCAAATATGATAGGCAAGGCCCATACGTTCCTGATCATGACTTCTGGTGGGGCCATTACTCGTGCTATGGTGTTCTCGTCGAAGAACCAGCACCTGCTGTGAAGATGGAAGATTTATTCAAAAACACTAAAGAAACTGCAATGGCAAAGAAAAAAGAAAGCAAAACAACAGCTGAAGAATACGATGCAGAGGGAGTCATGATCCCTATACGCAAGGGAAAAGTTGACTTCGTTCCTACTGCAGATGATATCCTCGGTCAAGAAGATCTTATTCGCAAGGTTGCCCTATCTATAAAGATGCAGATCCCTGTTCTCCTTGTAGGTGAAACAGGTACTGGAAAAACTTCGTTGGTGCGACATCTTGCTTCTAAGACAAATAACGGCTTCCGTCGAGTGAACCACAACGGTGGTACTACAGTAGATGACGTACAAGGCAAGATCCTCGTCAATACTAAGGAAGGTACATACTGGGTTGACGGTGTACTTATCGATGCAATGCGTAAAGGGCATTGGTATCTAGCCGATGAAATAAACGCATCATCGCCTGAAATCAACTTCCTATATCACTCTCTCCTTGACGATGACGGCTATGTCGTTCTCGTTGAAAATGGTGGTGAAATCGTTATTCCACACGAAGACTTCCGATTCTTTGGTGGTATGAACCCTACATATTCATATGCAGGTACGAAGGAAATGAACAAGGCACTCCTATCACGTTTTGCTGTCTTCAATGTCGAATATCCAGATCCAAGCTCTGAAGCAAAGATCCTGAAAGATCGCACAGGAGTTATGGACAAAGCTGCAAAACGTATGGTCGCATTCGCTGTCGAAGTACGTGAAATGCACAGGAAAGACAAGGTCGATTTCGCCCTCTCAACTCGTGATCTTCTCATCTGGGCTAAGTTCGTTCAGGAAATGAGGAAGTTCATTCCTTCAGCAGAAGTCGCTATCCTCAACAAGGTTGGCATCGACGACATTGATGCTGTTCGATCTATCCTTGAGCTTCACTTTACTTCTATCGACAGCGGTAAAGCCCCTTCTGACTCATTCACAACCTTTGGTGACTAACTATGAGCTGGGAAAAATTCTTCGGCACTAAGCATTCTCTCAATGATGATGAGGAAGACGGAATTGTTTCCCCTTATCAGTCACAATGGAATACTCAGGGCCAATACGGCTTTGATCGAAAACTCAGAGATGAAGAAGAGGAAGACGATAATATCTTTGAGAAGCTCAAGAAAGAAATTGGTGACAACTCACTCCTTACACTGCTAAGAAAGAGACACGACATCGATGCAAAACGTAGGGAGAAGAAAGAAGAGAAAGCTCGCAAAAGCAAAGCACTTGAAGAATTCCAGAAAACAGGTGTATGGCGTGGCTACTCTTACTTTGATCCTCCTAGACTCGACTCACGATATATCGAGCAGATCGCAAATGCCCTTGCCTCACGATACAAAATTGATGTACGCACAGGTGATGGCTGGCACGTCGATCTCAAAAAGAAGGTTCTTACGTACAATCCTGATACGCTCCTAGACAGTACAAAAGGAAGAATGCTTGCATCACTCCTTCACGAGATCGGGCATATCAGATATACAACACCTTCTGACGAGATCGTCTCAGACTACCTTGTCAAGTATCCTCAAGAAGCACACCACGTCGTGAACCTCTACGAAGACATTCGTATCGATACGATTATGGCAAAGAGCTATGGCTCTGCTGAAGATATCTTCGACCAGAATAAGCCAATTGTTCGAGAGCTTGCAATGAAGTATGCTCAAAAAGCAGAGTTCGTAAGAACAAAGGCTTGCGAGATGGTTACACATCATCTCAAGACGAAGTACGGTATAAATGGACGTATCACAAGTGATCAAAACGGCAAGAAGACGATTGAAGTGACTGATCTATTCACACGTCTCCACCCACCAGACGAGCTTGTCAAGGAAAAGCCACTGATCATGAAAGCACGTCAGTCAGAGCTCGGAAACAAGACACTCGATGCAGACGTAACTAAGAAACTCAAAGATGTCTTCGAGGGTATTCTTAATATGGACACACTTGAAGACTACTCTGCAGGAATCTTGCTAAAAGGATATGGGGAGAAAATCCCAGGAAAGATCCCTCAGACAATGATGGACCGTATCACAAAGACAGAGCACGCCATTCCAACAACAACGAAATGCCAGACGACACAAGAGCTCACAACGATCCTCGATACAGATGTCTATCCTGTTATTGAAGACCTCTTCGATCGCGAACGTCTCCTGGAAGACATGATGAAAGGTGCTCTAGGTGATGCAGCTAAGCAACTTGCAAAGGATATCGTCAAGTCGATTGAAGCAAGTAAAGCTGCAGGTTCAGGTAAGAAAACACCAGCTGGAGAAATGGAAGCACGTGATGGAGGATCAGACCGAGGTAACGATATACCTCCTTCGTGGGCATCTGGTGAGTACGATCCTCTCAAGAACTCAGTCAAAGTTGAGGCAGATCGACTTGTACGACGTCTTAAGCTCATCAAGAAGGAAGAATCTGTACCTCGATGGAACGATAATCACAAGAGAGGTAAGATTCACACAAAGAGCTTGCACAAGTTCCCATCAGGCAATACACGTCTCTTCAAACGTAAGGAAGAACTACCCCAGACCGTTGATGCACACGCATTCACAGTCTTCCTTGATGTATCAGGATCGATGTACACTTCAGACAGACACGGCAACAGTAATGGTGTCATCATTCAGGCAACAAGAGCATCAGTCCTCTTTGCTGAAGTCTTTAACAAGCTAGGAATACCATTCGAGCTTGTGACGTTCGACTCAGTAGGAACTGCAATCAAACCGTTCTCTGCACCAATGACACCAGAGAACAAACGAAAGCTTGCAGGTATTCCTCGTCGCTCTGGTGGTGGTAGTACGAACCTTGATCAGGCATTCAAGACTTCCAAGATCATGACACATGAACGACCTGCAAAGGTTATCGTGATCATCTCTGATGGTGGTATTGGTGACTTCAGGTACTACGATAAAGAGCTACGTCAGGCAAAGCAAGCTGGTGCAAAGCTCATTGGTATCTCAATTGGTGCAGGGCCTGATATCGTCAGGTTCTGTGGTGCTGGTGAAGAGGTCGATGATGTATCAAAGCTCCCTGATGTCTTCTCACGTATCATCCGTGAGCAGTTCAAGGGAGGTAAGAGACGTAACTTCTAGTCATATGAGCACACAGCACTACGTTTACGGCTTCATCTTCTTGCAGGTCATCATGCAAGCTCACAACTTCTACGAGACACTGGACGCCTCAAGTATAGGGCTCGTTGCTGCTCAACTTGCTTCGATTGCTGGGTTCTTACTAATCGTCTCTGAGTGGTCTGGCTACGTTGCTGAAAAGCAGAAAGCTAAGAAGTATGGTCGACCACTTAGAAAGTCAGGAAAAATCCTCGAAGAAGGTGACTTCATACTATGATTAAGAAATTCGCAGTCAAGTACGTCGACGAAGAAACGAACATCGTAATGACACACGATATCGGATCAGGAAAAATCACGATTGAGGGTAAGGGTGGACGAGATTTCAAGTTCATCAGATCGAATCCTGTCGTCGCCATGAAGGTCGGGATGGCGATTTATCAACTAGCCCTAAAAGCTCAAGAAACTGAAGAAAAGGACAAAAAGCTCTTCGGTTGGGATCCAAAACAGGGATCTTGAGGCTCAAAATTGACGTATAAGGGCTGTTAAATGAAAAAGATATATGAAACCATTGCTGAGAAAAGTAAAGCCGTTTGAAATTGAAATAAAGATCAAGAACGGCGGGATATACACCCAGCAAGATGTCGATGAGATCAACCTCTTCTTCGACGGTCTCAAGCAGCTCTCGAAACTCAGGGTGATCAACAACGAGATCATCGTCTCAGTCGAGAAACTTGAAGTCGATACATCGTGGGCTCAAGGAGAGGGTATTACTCTCGACGACACGAAGAACAAGTTCGATGCTTGGCTTCTAAATCTAGCAAAGAAAGAGATGATCAAGATAAAAGTCAAGGGATAGGGTTTACAAGAATGGTAATCTGTGATATACTATGGACATGAATCAGGGGAAGAAATACACGATCGAGTTCGACAAGAAAAAGTCAGATGCATTCGCAGTAATGCACTACCTCACAGTCGAAATGAAAGATGTCCTTGAGAGATCAGCAGGTCAGCCTGGAGGTATACCTGTCGACACTCTCATGTCATTGAAAGAACTCATTGATGAGTACGTTGAAAAACACCACAGAGCAGGATACTGTGAATCATCTACTTGCCTTTACTCAAAAGAGTTCCCACCTGACGAAGATGCAAACATTCCTGCCTAGCAAAGACTTCAAAGAGTCTGCTAAGATCCTCGATAATAAGAGACTTGGCAAGCAACGTGTCGAAGTCTATCAAATACTTCGAGCAATGACTGGCAAGACAAAAGGTTGGACCAATCACCCAGCGACAAAGATGTGGAGGGGGTATCAGACCTCACTTGCAATGTATGGTTGGTATATGTGCGAAGAATGGAAATACAGAGGGTTCAACGACACACTTACTGAAAAAATTGTCAAGTTCATTGATGCACACGATCTAAAACGAGGGCAGTATGATGATCCTCCTTGGCTAGGTGATCCTGACTTTCATGCTGCTCATAGATCAAATCTCCTTCGCAAAGATGCTAAGTTCTACAAGAAGTACAAATGGAAAGAACCTAACGATCTACCCTACGTATGGCCAGAGACAAAATAACGAAAGCGTTGAAGAAGCTCATGCAGGAAGAGCCACATCTTGATAGTCTTAGATCTTTCATCGACTACATGAAAAAGTACTATGAGAGAAGTTGAACTCAGATGCACGAATGCAGAGCATACTGAGGACTACGAGTTCACAGTTGCTCTTGACACAGGCCAGTTCCTTCACTTTGGTGGTGGATATTGTGATGTCTTCCTTGAAAGACCTGGTAGGGAAGATGCTTTTGTTAGAGAGGTTGCATGCCCAGGATGCACACTTCAGTCAGGTCTTGAATATAAATATAAACGTCGTTACGAAGAAAAATAATATGTGTCTACCTCAAATAATCTGGTTCATACTGATGGTCTCATCGTTCCATATGGCAATCGATGTGATCTTTGACAATGAGCTTAGCTTGACAATGATCCTATTCAGTGTCTGTTTTTGGCTAATTGGCAGTCAGGCACTCACACAGTACATGATGCACTCAATCAAACACTTTGTCGAAAAAGAAGAATCTAAGAAAAAATAGTATGCAGTTTCACTTCCCATCTTTCCTTCTAGGCATTGCATTCATGCTTATCATCAGACTGATCGATTTAATACACAACGCTTATTTCTTGCCTATATGAAAAAGATCTACTGCTCATATGAGGGTTGCGAACGACACGATGAAAAATTCTCAAGGGGATTGTGTCAGAAACACTATGCTTTCTTGCGTCGATTATTGAAAAGGAAGATAAGAACTGAAGAAGAACTGATTGATGCTGAGTATTTTACTTCTTAAGAGAAAATCCTAGAGAGTAGTGTGATTCGCAGAAACTGTTTAAGCACGACTGTGCTTCCCCTGCTAGGATCAGAAGGAAGCAATTCATTTATGTAGTCGAAGTGTGAGCAGAGCTATCATCAGGTGGGTTTGTTGAAACTTTCGCAGTGAACTAGTTTCATAAGATTCAGAGGCCCCTGGTTCCTATATCAGCCTACGGTGAGAGTTGTGAGTTCTCGTGATCCGTTTATCTTATGCCCCTCTCGGAACGGTCTTCAGGTGATCACATCTTCGAGATGCTGTAGCTCTTAAAGCCCATCTTCCAAAGCTCTACCACCGGATTACGAGCGGTAGCAGAGCACTGGACGTAATCGCTACATGCAAATAATATACCGATACTGTACAAAGTAAACCCCCTTTTGACCGGGGGTTCTTGAGTTTGCTGAAGAACCGTTCATGAAAACGGCAATTCAAGTTGTTGTGACGGAGTCTCATGGGCCAGCTCCTTGATGAACTTTTTAACGTACAGGGGCTCTGTACCCCATTTCTTCCACCAGCCAAGATCTGATTGATGCCCACCTGGTGAGAGAACAAGGCCGTACCTTTTGTATGCACGTGTGAAAAGCTCCTCAGGTGAGATACCCAGTTGCTTGGCAGCATCTGTAACGTTCATGATGCACCTCCAAGTTTATTGTATGCAGTTTATCTGATGACCATCAGGTCGAATACATCTCCCTCGAAAGAACTTGCTTTGTGGATTTTCGTGTCCACTAGCAAGCAATAGTGATTTTCGTTTGCTAGGTAAAGGCCTATCAAACAGTTCCTTATTAGTTTCTCGAGAGAGCTGTGCTCGACCCGATAACATGCCGAAATCGGGTGAGCAGGAGGAAGAAATCTCCTACAAGTCAGGTCAGACTTGTGTCAAGAAAGGTGCCGTCAAGCCTCTGTCATTGACTTACATAGTATATCACAAATTGCAAGATTTGTATATAACCTATAATCCCCGCTATTTACATATATGGTCAAGTATGATATACTATGTATGGGTGGGTAACAAGGGGTAGCCTCGTCAGCTACTGGCCTACACAGATCAGGCCTGATCGCATCTCTCCCTATTACACTAACCGAAATATACTGACGCCTATACAAAACACGTTTTTGGGAGTTTAAGCTTCATCATGAGACGACGACTTGGTTTGGCCCGAAACCTACCGATGCTGAGTCTATCGTTATCATCGTGGGGCCTAACTTCTCCGAAACATTTACAACGGAGAAACAAAATGATATAATATCACTCAATAAAACATGCCACGTCCCACATCATTTAATTTCGCACCAATCATTCCATTAGTCCGTGAAGAGAAGTGGTTCGTCACACTTCGACCAACAGGTTCTCTCATCGTTCCAAAAGAATGGGCAGAGAAATATCAGTTCAAGAATCATCACATACAGTTCCTAGCAGACAATGACAAGAGAGTTCTTGGCTTTAGAAAACTGCTTATTGAGGGTTCTCAATATCAAAACGTTGAAGAGATCCAAGAGAAGTTCCCAACATCACGTTATATTGGTGACTCTCATCTCATCAATCTCGGCATAAAGAAGATCCTTGATGATCTTCCTTGGTTTGTTACACCAGAAAATTCACGACGTATTCGTCTTCGTCATCATGAAATTAAAGGATACGGAGGTGGTGCTCCTCAAGATATCTGGTACTTCAGCCTTGAAGACGACGATACTGAAGATGCAGCATCATCTGACTCATCAGGATCACGTGCTCCAACAAAGATGCTCAAGATCTACGACGATATAAAAGCATTGCAGGTTGGCCAAGAGGTCGATATCACCGAGAAAGTTACTGGCTTTACATTTGATGATCTACGTTCACGACTTTATGGCTGGGCATATATGGAGAACAAGAAAGCTGGTGTACTTAAGACAGATGCAGCACTCAAATACGAACTCATCGATCATGAAGGTCGAATGAGAGTTCGACGCCTTGCATAACATGCCAAAGATTCCTTATTACATCGTCGATAAGATAACATTCAAAGTCGTTGAGGGACCGTACGGCAAAAAGAAATGCATCAGAATACTTGAGAAGACTGGATCACAGAATGACTTCTTAGTCGTCAGATCAGATGAGATCACAGATTACAGTCTGTTAAGAGCAGTTTACGGAAATCACCCTGTAGCACCAGAAAGGAAACCGAGAAAGAAGAAAGTCATGGAAGATAAACCGAAGGTCAAAGAATCTGACTTCTCATATCGAACAGGATTCTTCGACAACAAAACTGATCTCAAAGAACTGATGGAAAGACTTGGCGTGGATGTATATCACATACAACACGACAAGAAAGGGTACTTTGCTCTTTACAACGATACCGAAGACGAACCATAGACTATGTACATACCTTCACTTAGACTCGTTATACCACAACACAAATACGATGCTCTAAATAGTGAAGAGAAGGAAATAGTCAATGTTCTTATTCGGCAGCTTCAGTCTCCGACGACATCGATTCTCGATAGATCAGATGCTGAAGACAGATTATCAGAGATCTTTCAACTTCAAAAACACACAGTGCCTATGGATAAACAAGAACAGAAGAAATTAAAACGAAAGCAGCGCAGAGAGAAAAAGAAAGCTGCAAAGCGCCTTGAAGAGATTGAAAGACTGATGACACTCGACCCAGATCCTGAAAGTGCAGAGGGCCAGAAGCTCAAGAAGCTTGCTGCTGATCAGGAAGCTTACGAAAAGAAGACACTTGAAAATGCCACGAAAGAATAGAAAAAAGAAAACAACAATAGATGGCGGAGCAGGCAGCTCGTCTCCTGTAACAACTGTCGTTGAAGAAGAAGTCATCGAGATCGAAGTCATTCCCGATGAGGATGTTCAAAAGCTTCCAAAGGAAGTGAAAGAAACTATCGAAGACTTCAAAGTTCTCGATCAGAATATCACGCTTCACGACGGTCGTATCGTCTCAACCCTTCAGTATATTGATCGTGATCGTGATGTATACAAGAAAGAAAAGAAGAGCAAGGTTGATGGCAAGATCCAAGTTGAAACGAAATGGATCCTCAAACGTGACGCTATTAAACGCATATCAGATGCTGCTGGGTTGACATTCAGCAAGGTTCTTGTCATTGCACCGTCAATAGACAACAACTATCTAACAGCATTTGATGTAACTGTCGTCGATCCGGCTGGCAAATCGACGACTATGTTGGGCGAGGCCAGCAACGACAATACACGTGGTGTCAGCAAGATGTACAAAGCACTGACTGCTGAACGTCGTGGATTCGTTCGTGCAGTATTGAACCACTTAGGTATCACGAATATCTATGGCGAAGATGAGTTTGTCGAAGAAGATGATGTCGAGATCGATGATAGTGCTATGCCATCGAAAGACGAATTCGAAGAGATTACTCAGTTCGCAAACAAGATACTGAACGCGGAGACAAAAGAAGATCTCCAAAGTGTCGGTGAGGAGATCAAGGCGAAAGCCAAAGGATTATCAGATAAGCAGATGAACTACCTCAGAAAGCTGTATGAGAAGAACCTCCTACGCTTTGAAGAGGGTATCTAACTATGCCAGCAAAGAAAAAGAAAGTTGCAAAGAAGGCAGCAAAGAAGACTACCCACTACGTTTCTAACGGTACGTGGACTTGGCCAGCTACTTCAAAAGCACAGGCTGATAAGCTTGCAAAGGCAATGAAGAAGAAAGCAAAACTTCAACGCCGATCACAACAGATCATCATTGATCGTGCATGATCAAGGGTCTCATCATCCTAATCCTCATTGTTCTTGCACTCGCTGCAATTGGACTATTCGCAAAAGTTTTATTGAGGGATTTAACAGAGTCATCTAAATTGGACAAAGACAAACCACATGAATCAAATACCCCTCGGAGCTAAAGTTATTGCATTTCTAGTTGCAGGACTTGTTGCTCTTATGCTATTCCTAGCAATCTGGCCATTCACATCTGTCGAACCAGGTCAGAGAGCTATCGTTATTCGCCTTAGTGGTATCGACCGAGTACTTGATCAAGGTACACACCTGAAGTGGCCACTCATTGAGGAAGTCGTACGTTACGATGTACGAGTTCAAAAAGATGAGACACCTGCAGCAGCAGCATCTGCCGACCTTCAAACAGTCTCAGCTGTGATTGCAGTCAACTACTTCGTTGATCCATCAACAGTCGCAGATACATACACACGTATCGGTAAGGAAGACGTGATCAAGACAAAGGTGATTGATCCTGCTGTTCAGGAAATCGTTAAAGCATCAACTGCTAAATACAAAGCAGATGAGCTTCTTACAAAACGTCCTGAAGTTGCAGATCTCATTGAGACATCACTTAAAGAACGTCTTGCACAGTACAACGTTATCGTCACAGATGTATCTGTCGTGAACTTTGACTTCTCATCATCGTTTAACGCAGCTGTTGAAGCTAAGGTGACTGCACAGCAGGAAGCACTGAAAGCTCAAAACGACCTCGAACGTATCCAGTTTGAGGCACAACAGAAGATCGAAACTGCAAAGGCAGAAGCAGAAGCTATTCGTATTCAAGCACAAGCAATCACACAGCAGGGTGGTAAGGACTACGTAGCACTGAAAGCCATCGAGAAATGGAACGGTCAGTTGCCACAACAGTTCGTACCAGGATCAGCAGTACCATTCTTGAATCTCTCGGGTATCTAAAGGGACTCAATGGTGGTATAATATCTTCAAGCCCTAGACAGGTTGTTTGTTGATAGGGAGGAGGTTCGCTTCCTTCCCATTCAGAAAATAACAAAACATGTCGGAACCAATCAAACTAAAATCCCTATCAGCATCATCAATACGTGACTTCAAGAACTGTCCCAGACTCTTTTATTACAGGCACTACCTTAAATTGAGGTTGCCACAAAAGCAAATGAATCTCATTTTCGGTGGTGCCGTTCACAATGGCCTTGAGACATATCACAACGAAGGAAGTGATGTCGAGAAAGCCATTAAGAAGTTTCAGCAGACAATGTTCGTAATGAAGAAGCAGCTCTTGCCCGAAGAAGAAAGTGAGTTCTTCTCACATCTTGCAGAGGGCAAGAAACTTATTACAGAGTACGATGCCAATAAAGACTACATGCAAAATGTAATGGGCATCGTGCCAGGAGGTATCTCTGAAAAGAGGTTCTCAGTCATCCTGAAAGACCCGATGACTGGAGAGGAACTCGGTCTACCCATAAACGGTCGGATAGATCGAATCTCACCTTCAAACCAAGTCATAGAGTATAAGACTTCAAAGAAGAAGTATAAACAAGATGAGACTGATCTCCTTGATCAAGCTACAATATATGACTGGGTTGTTGAAGAAGATATTGGTCAGCCGACAGCTGGCCTATTCTACGTCGTCTTGATAAAAGACCGGAAAAGAGAACCGATCCAAGTACTCAAGACGACAAGGTCGATAGAAGATAGAACACGTCTCTTTCGTGAAGCTAAGAATATCATCAAAGATATCGAAGCGAAACGATTCCCTAAGGGTTGCTCAGGGTACAAAGAAAAGTTCTGTGACTGTCAACGATATAAAGATGCACTCGATGTAGATGTCTAACGATATGATAAATCCAACTGTATACTATACACCAAAGGAGGTTATCGATCTCGGACAAGCAGGTCATTTCCCAGTCAGATCTCGTACAACTTTAACGAGACTGATTCGTTCAGGTAGAATCAGCGTCGTCAATTATGCAACACAAAGTGTTCGTCCGTACTACAAGATCAAAGGAGAAGAGCTCCTGAGATTTATGCAGTACGGTGATGTCGGATCTCATGAAGCGGCACGAGTTCAGGGAGAAGCTACCGATCATCGAGGACAGTAATCGATGGTGTCAGATCTGTGGAACAAGAACTGATAGACTGGATCTTCACCACGTATATCCAGACTCACCCGGACATGATCCGTACATCCTCCTACTTCTCTGCAGGGAACACCATAACCGTGTCGGATGGGATAGCACTCTTATCGAACTCACACACCGTATGGTGGAGTTCCAACGGGTAAACAAGAGACGGTTCAACCCATTACTAGATAAAGTTTAACAACATGATACTACCAGGAAAGTACAAGTTGTATCGGAGACTGATCACGATGGCGATCGTCTTTGCAACAAGTGAACAGGAAGCTGGACGCAAGGGAGCATTCCTTTCACCTGAAGAGATGGAACATATCTTTGACTCGTTTGCAAAGTCTGAGAGTCCTCTCATGCTAATGAGTGAGCCCGCCCTGTATCATCTCTCTCAGTACTTTGAGTTACACCCTGAAGCACAAGAGATGTTCACAGAAGCAGAACTCAAACGTGTAAGAGATGCTGTAAAGTCTGAGACAAAGAAGAGGCAGATGTTCTCTGAGATGGACTCAGCATATAAAAAACAGATGGCTAGAAGGCAATCGACCTCAGGCTGGGCAACAACAATGACGGGTACGTCGAACGTAAGTGGTGGTCCAGGTGGTGGCTCAAGCGGAACTGTAACGATGACAGTTGATCAGAACGGCAACCTTATTGACATGAATGGTGTTAAAGTGAAAAACATATATGGAACCAACGGAACAGCGTGATCCAACAGGACTAGAAATAGATCCTGAAG